TTCAAAATAAGTATTAATTAAGAACGTATTTCCTTAGCCTAAATGAAAAGGTGGGGCTTTAAACACCTTATTTTCATATAACAACGAACGCTAAATTTAACTTTAAAAGGAGAATTAGTGGGTAAAGCTGTGAATAAAAGCAGTCCGGAAGCATTAGAAAATGCTCTTAAGAAACTTGTGATGGTGTGTCCTAACAAGAAAACTTATGATGAGCTAACGAGTTTAATGTTTCAGTTGTATTGTGGAAATGATTTTGGTTTAGGAAATTTTAGTCTTTCATTCCTTGATAAGATTGAGGAGTGTTGGCGCACCGGTAGAAAAAAGGCTGCACAAGCTAAAGGTTTAAAACTGGTCGTCAAAAATGCCTAACCACGTTGCTTTTCCACATCCATATCTTTTCCCGCAGCGTGGTTATGGTAATGACAGAGATAAATAATGATCTAATTAAGGCAACAATCCAGCTTTGTAGGACCTTAGATGGTCCTGATCGTACAGAATTTATAGAAGACGCATACGCAGATTATAAGTGGTGTGCCCATATCCAAACTCCAAGAGAGGTACAGAGGCACTTGCGAAATGTATTCACCAAACTTGTTAAAAATTTTGGGCACTGATATGGCTGCAGAAGTTGTAGATAGTAAAAAGCCTGCAGAGCAAAGGTTGTTCCAGGCCATTGTCTTACAAGCCTTTGAAGATGCTATGACTACACAGGGTAGTAAACAAGAGTCTTATTTAAAAAAAGATGCACATGATTGGTTTATTGATAAAAATAAATCGTTTGAGGAAGTTTGTTGGTTTGCTGGTTTCGACCCAGATATAATTCATGAAAAATATAAAAAATTAGTTTTTGATGGTAAGGTAGTATTTACTGAGCTGCAGAAGGAGTGGGTCCGGTATCGTGGGTTATATAGAGATTACAGGGCTGCTGATAATAGTAGTGATAGAAAAAATATTATGGAAAAAATTATGGAAGTAAAGTTGACCAAGGAGACGTAGTCATGGTGGTCTATGAAATTTTACCCCTAAGGGAGCTAAAAAAAATCGAGAGCTAAAATAGCCCCCTAGAGGTATGAAATTAGCATTTATTATACGAAACATGCTATTAAGAAGTATACACGAACACCGGCCACCGGACAATGGTAAATTCTACTATATAGATTATCTAGACCCCTATTAAAGAAAATATACCCACCAGGCCAGAATAGGTGTCCCTGCTGTCCCTAAGTCAATATTAACAAGTAATATCAACGATTTAAACACGATTTAATGGTGTCCCTGTGGTGTCCCTGTGGTGTCCCTGAGGGACACTACTTGCGGGAACTCAACCAGAAGTTTAAGCTATACTTACTTTTTGATGAAATAATCTATATAATAAAAAATTATGATTAAAAAAGGTTTATCACTTATAGCCACCAAAGAAGGTAGAAATATAGTTAAAGGATTCTACGAAAAAGGCAAAGGCAAAATTATAAAAAGAAAAAAAACTAAAGAGTCTATAGCGGCTAACAAAAAAAGAGTTCTTGAATCTAGAAGAGCTGTAAAAAAATTTGCTATCAGAGGTGGTAGGTCAGGAAAAACAGATGCCTCTGCAATTGTTCCTGTTAAATTACAAACTCGTCAAGGTAGTTCATTCAAAACACATGTGTTAAGAGGAAAAGGCCAAACACCTTATCAAGGTAAGAGATTTGGTTCTAGCGGTAATATGGAATCTTGGAGAATGGATATGGAAAGAACTTTTAAACTACCTACGTTTCAAGATGTAGCTAGATCAATATTTAAAAAAAGAGGGCCTACAAAAAAATCAAAAGGTGGAGATATTAAAGTAGTATCGAGAGTAGCCAAAAAACTAACCAAAGCATCTGCAGCTCATGCAGGTCAAGCCAAAGCACTTAAAAGAATTGTTTCAAAATATGTTTAAGTTGATTAAACTTATTAAAGATCTTATTAATTTAGATTATAGAGTTAGAAGATTAGAAAGAGCAAAATATTGGAGAGAAAAGTACAATGGCACTAAAGAAAAAAGAACTTAGAACAGAGGACGATTTAACACCAAAACAAAAAATGTTTGTTGAGGTGTATGTGAAAGACTGGGGGTCAATAACCCAAGCTGAAGCTCTTAAACGTGCAGGATATGTTTGTAAGAATGAAAATGATTATGGAGTGATTGCCTCAAGATTATTATCAAGAAAACATAACCCACATGTAGCTAACTATTTTGACAAAAGATTTCAAAAAGAATTAAAAATGTATCAAGGTGATAACCTTAGACGTTTCAAAAGATTAGATCGACTAGCAGATAAGGCTGAGAAAAAAGATCAATACGCTGCAGCTATAAATGCAGAATATAGATCAGGACAATTAGCAGGAGCTTTTGTAGATCGAAGAGAGGTAAGAGTAACAGGTCTGGAGGGAATGTCACGTGAAGAACTTGAAAAGAAGCTCAAAGAACTCAGTCAAAAAATCGATGGTTACAATGCCAAAACGATCGAGGCCGAGCCGGAGCACGTTGAACAAATTGAAAAAACTTAGTTGGTCTGAGTGGATTAGTCTATTTAATAGAATTCATAATCCATTTATGTTCACATCTGTTGGCACAATAAAAGTAAAAATTGATGACAAAGAAGAAGATTAGTATACCCAGAAAAACAAAGACAGAGATTGAAAAGTATCCAATGGTTTCAATCGAATGGTATGATATTGTCAGCGATTCAAGTTGGAGCACATTTGAACAGATAAAGAAAGCAAAATTAGCTACTTGTATCACAAAAGGTCATTTGCTTAGTCAAACAAAAGGTGTTACTAGAGTGTTTGGTGACTATTCATTTGGAGATGATGGAAAGAGTATTGAGTCAATAGGCAATACAACCATTATACCTAATTCAGTCATTAAAGATATTAAAAAACTGACTTAATGGTACGTAATATTAATCAAGAAAAATTACTATGGCAACGCACTAAAAAAGGCCTGACCGAATGCTTTTTAACCCGCATAGAAACTAGCACTTTAAATGGTGTGCCTGACGTACATGGTGTTCATAAAAAAGGAATGTTTTGGATAGAATTAAAATCAGATAAGCTCAGTTTTCCTAACCTAAATAAATGGCAAATAGTTTGGATTAATAAATATATTAAAGCAGGTGGGCATGTATTTATCTTGAAAGAGACCCTTTCGCAGAGGTCCCTTAAACTGTATAAGCCGGTGTCCGTGTTTACTGATCCTCGTTCATTGGAACCTCGTTGCTCGTTCTCGGTTCCTTTTAACTGGCCACGGATCCAGCAGCAGCTGGTGATGCAGCTCCAGGAGGCAGCGTGATCTCGTTCTCGTTGACAAACCTCGCTCGTTCTCGTTTGATTGACAACAGCTGGCCATCCTGTAACCCTGGCCAGGTGCTGGTGCAGCCAGAAGCTCTCGTTCTCGTTCCCTGCCCCTCGTTTGTTTTTACCTCTTAGTTAGTAACGGGGGGCTGGGAAAAAGAAGCTGGCAGCAGGATCTCGTCTCGTTTGTCAAGTAAAAACCTCGTTCTCGTTTGAAGAATGGATCGCTGGCCAGGCAGCATCAGTTACGGATCCCAGCTGTGTTCAGGACAGTGACTTCAACAGTATTATTTTTTGTTAAGAAAGTTCTTGACTTTATCCCATTAGGTCTTATGTTATACCTGTTGGCTAATACCTCTGCAGTCGGGGGATATCCAGAACAAGCAAGTGGCCGTAGCATGTATTAGCTGACGAAACAAAAGGAGAGCAATGAAAAATAAACAAGAAAAAGATTTAGGCGATGAGCTCAAGGATAACGTGGTCTTCACATGTCCCGAGCATAGTCTAGAAACATACTTCAAAGTAAAAGAATTAGAAAAGAGTTCTGAAGCCAAGGATTTCGTATACGTTCGCTTCTATGATGGGAAGCAGCATGAATCGATGTGGGTCAAGATTCACAAAGGAACACAGCTGCAGGGTTACGGAGAAATCAACAACGTGCCCGTGCTGCTAACTGATTACAAACTTGGTGAAATTGTACATTACACTACGGATAAGGAGGGAGTAACATGGCAAAGATTAAATTAAAAGATCTCGTTAAACAGGTGAATGCCGACAACGCACCACCTAATGGATGGTCCCCGAAGGATGCGGTAGCAGCAGACAAACCGGAGGCTGGAAAAGTATATGCGCTTACCGGTAAAACCGGTACGAAATGCATTGCTAATGGTTACAGCTGGAAGGATAGTCTCGTGGAGGAAGAGTAATGGGTCTCGCTGCGTTTTATTTAGTATGCCTGCTGCTGTGGCCAGGTCCTGTCCTGGCCATTACGGGAGTGCTGGTTCTTTCTCTAGTAGGAGCGTTTTGATGACCTCGTCTCGTTTTGCTACGATCTCGCCTCGTCTCGTTTAGATAAGCTACCAGCTGGCCATCCAAGCAACGGATCTGGCCAGGCACCCCAGTAACTGTTGCTTCGCCTAGTAAAGTAATGTTTTACCTCGTTTCTCGTTTAGGAAAGAACGTGGGCAGCGTGATAGTTAGTAGGAGTCCCAGCACCAGGCACGGACTTGGATTACAGATATGATGTTTCCAATTTAGAATGGTTCTAAAAAATAATTGTTGTAATAGTCATGGGATATGATAAGAGATGTTTGGGGGTGCCGATTCTGTATTAAATGAATATTCACACCCCCTTAAACAAATAACAAAGGAGAAAAAATGGGATTAGATCAATTTGCACATCTTCGAGGTCACAAGGTAGATTGGGAAAAATATTACTCTGATAACGAAGAAAGCATTTACGAAAAAAAACAAGTTTTCGTTTGGCGAAAACACGCAAGACTTCAAGAGTTCATGGCGCAGAAATGGACTGAACAAAATCCAAGTGTTAAGGTCGAGGGAATGTTGGCACATTTAGGATTTAATTCTGATCAGGACGCACCATGTTATATGACAAAAGAAGTTGTCAATGAGTTAGCCGAACAGATTGAAAAGGGCTTTTCTGATTATCACGCAGAAGATGGCTTTTTTTGGGGTCAACAATTCCAAGAGGATAGTGTCAAAGAGTACAAAGATCAGGACATTAAATTCTTAAAATTTTGTCAACAAGCGATCAATGATAATAAGGTCGTAGAATATTGGTGTAGTTGGTAATGCCGAAAGAAAAGAAACGAGCCGACAATGTCGGCTCGGCTCGTTCATCTCGTTCTCGTTTAGGACAGATCGAACAAGATAAAATGACAGCTTCGATTTCCCAGTTGGCAGGAAAACTTTCTGAAATATTAGGAAGTGAATTTATTAAAGTAGAGGTCGAGCCTATATTGAAAAAAATAAATAAAAAAAAATTAAATTAACTATTGTTATATTCGTGGGATTTGATATTAATTAGGGGTCAAATAACAAAAGAGGTAAAAATGACAAATGCAATAAAAAGGCTAAAGCAAGATGAAAAAAAAGTAGTCTTAGCTTATGCTCAATTAAAGCTAAAGTCTAATAGACTTGCTAAAGAGTTGGACACTATGAAACAGAATATTGTTGATGTGTTCGATAGAACAAACCAAAATTTAATTATTGTTCAAGATGAGAATGGTAATTCATTTGGTTTGCAAAAAATAAATCGTAAGCGAAAAAAGTTTGAAACAGCAAACTTTAAAATTGCTTATAACGATCTTTATAACAAGTTCACAACTGAACTTAGTTATAGCGAATACAAAGCAATAGGGGATAACAATGCCCAATAATGATTTAATTAATATTGCTGAGGTACTAGCAAAGAGGGTTGGCGATAAATCGCCAACTCAACTTAAAGATATGTTGATTAATAATGGAACTAAAAAACAACTCAACTATGAGATTATGTTCCAACTATTAATGGGTGAGGTTGAAAAACATATCTTAGAAAATCAAGGCAACGTTGTTGTTGATGAGTTTAAAAACAATGTGTTGGAAAAGTTCTCAACATTAATTCAACAACTCACACCTAACCAATAATAATAAACAACCAATGGCGTTTAACAACGCCATTGGTGTATTCACACCATAGAAGGCTCACAACTCACTACCACCTGTAAATTACCTGTAAGATTTGCCGATTGCGTTCTGGTACAGCATTTGCGTTGCAAAGAGGTTTACAAAGCAATATACATAAATATACTAGGGTCCCAAACGAGATGAATATTGAAAAACTCACTGAAGACGAAATAAAAGATTTGATCCTGCAAAAGCAGTTGCAGTGGATCAAGTTATGCCAGGATAATTTTTTAATTTTTGCAACTGCTGTTTGGCAAGATTTTATTTACAGAAAAACAAAGGACCCAAAAAACTATGGGCACCATCAAATAATTGCAAATGAATTTCAAAATATTGCAGCAGGTGATGAAAAGAGGCTCATCATTAATATGCCACCAAGACATACTAAATCTGAATTTGCATCTTACCTTTTCCCGGCATGGATGATTGGTAGGAATCCTAAAATGAAAATTATGCAGGTATCTCATAATGCTGAACTTGCTTCAAGGTTCGGTAGCAAAGTTAGAAATTTAATGAATACCAAGGAGTATAAACAAATCTTTGGAGATGTTACACTGAGAGAAGATAGTAAGGCAAAAGGACGTTGGGAGACCAATCATGGTGGGGAATACTTTGCAGCGGGTGTTGGCGGTTC